CGGTTGCCGAGGATGCTCCCTTGTATCCGGTTGCCGAGGATGCTCCGCAGTCTCCGGTTGCCGAGGATGCTCCGCAGTTTCCGGTTGCCGAGGATGCTCCCTTGTATCCGGTTGCCGAGGATGCTCCGCAGTTTCCGGCTGCCGAGGATGCTCCGTAGTCTCCGGTTGCCGAGGATGCTCCGCAGTTTCCGGTTGCCGAGGATGCTCCCTTGTTTCCGGTTGCCGAGGATGCTCCGCAGTCTCCGGTTGCCGAGGATGCTCCGTGATTTTCATCACTTTCAGCTTCCTTATTCACTCTTTTTACCGTATATTCGATTGCAGCTTTAACCAGTCCAGCAATGCTGATTTCTGCTCCGATCTTAATTTTTGTAGATGCTACCTTAGTATCATCATTATGTTTCTGGATTTCTCCGCTCTGCTCTACCTCGTGGTATACGCTTTCATTTGGAGAATAATAATTCAAGCAATCCAGCGGATACTCGCAAGCGTGAAATCCATGATCGCAAACTTCTACGCTTTCTTCCTCGTATTCCTTTCCCTCTTCGTACTGAAAGCCACGGCAAGTCATATCTTTATTAAATCCTTTGTAGGATTTCACAGCATTTCCCATCTATATTACCTCTCCTCCTGCCAACTTCTTTTCCTTTTCAAATTCTTCTTTGCTGCAAATCAATAAGCCGCCAATATAACCATCTGGGTTTGTAAGCAATCCTGTAACAATTTCATTTGGGATAGCGATTGTCACACTCCCCCATCCATCCCTGCCGCTATGAGCAGATTTAATATTCGACAATGGAGAAACCTTTAAGTCTTTGTTATTTTTCTGCGACATCCGTTCCATTATTCCTAATGTTCCAATATTCATCCTACACACCATCCACTTTCAACTGCTTGTCCGCTGATACGCTCAAAAGAATTAACTGTGCATCCATATCCGGCACATTGAACTCATTCAGCGATTCCGCGTTATCAACGAAAATCGGTACGCTTACACCGTATAACTCGCTAAGAGAACGGATAATATCAAGTCCGGCTACGATTCTATGACCACTGTTTAAAGCCGAATACGGAACGCCATTCACAGTACACTCACAACAATCTTTCATACCGCCATTTAACTGCATTTCAAAGAGTTTGAAATTTACGGTCTTGAAATGGCTGTTAATAGATTCTGAAACCTTATCCAGCTTGAAACGAATGAACTCTTCCAAGAGATAAAGCATCTGTTCCTGATCGGCAACTTTCTGCCCGATTTCTTTCTGCTCGTCACGAAGCGTTTCGATACGATCATCAATCGCCACATTGTTAGCCGCCTGCGCAATAACCTTGTTCACCTCTTCAAGCTGACTCTGCAGATCGGCTTTCTCGGCTTTTAAATCAGTAACAACCTTGTCTGCGCCCTCGGATTCAACCTTTGCAATATCAGCAAGAATCTTGTCATGCTCTGTTTTCAGCTTCACATACTCTTCATTCTGCGAATAATCAGCTTCTGCCGGGATCTCGGATAACTGCTTTGCATAATCATTCTGCTTTGCAAGTGCCTTGGATTCCTGCTCTTTGAGTGCCACAATGTCTTCCTGCAACTTGGCGTTTTCCTTTGTCAATCGCTCAATATCAGCCTTGCAAGCGTTGCCCTTGTCAATCAGACCTTTAAGTTTTGCGCCCTTTGCATCATCAAATGCTTTGCGTGCATCCTCTAACTGCTTGGTGGCACGTGCCTTGGCATCTGCCTTTTTCTGCTCAAAATCAGCCTTAAGAGACTCAATCTTATCCTGCGGCAACTTCTGACCACATAAGGAACAAACCGTTGTAGATTCATCAAATTTCCACTTGGATTCGTCAAAGAGATATGGCATTTCATCAAATGCCTTGGAAAATTCTGCATTGTATTCAACACCAAGATTTTTCCGCTCTGCATCTGTATCGGAAATTGTCTTCTCATTTGCCTTGATCTGATTTTCCGCAGACTGAATCTGATTATGTAAGTCATTGAACTCTCGTGTTGCATCATCCTTGGCACTGTCAAGACCTCTACGTTTTGCGGAAAGTTCGTCATTCATGACCTGCATAATGCCGGACATATCAAATTGCAACTGCATTTCCTTGCTTCTCAAATCGCCTAACGTGCTACCGGCATTCTCCATTTTCTTGTCACATTCAGCGATTCTTCTTACCAGATCTACCTTTGCAAGTTCCTGCTCTGCCACGTCAACATCAACCTTGGATTTCTCGGCTTCATCAATACGTACCGGAATCTCTGACTGTTTCTTTTTCCACTCTGTAAGAGCTTTCTGAAATTTTGCACGAATATCATCCGTGGACGGTGCTTTCTCCAACTCGCCGAGTAATTGGGCATACTTAGCATCTGTCTGCGCCAGTTCAACATCCGATACATCCGTTACAAGGCGCATCAGAATATCCCGCTGCTCTTTCCATTTCATGGAAGAGAAATACTGCGGATTGGCCAGCATCTTGAACATATCCTCGCTCTGTGCCAGACTGGAAATATATTCTTTGAAATCAGCTTCACTTTTTGGATAACCGTCAATCTCAAATGAATTGACATTTCCCTGCAATGCAACAGTATCAGTACCACGTTTCTTAACCCAATTCTGCTTCTGAACCTTTGAAAGTTCCACTTCTTTCCCATCAACGTCAATAACTCCCACAACCTTAATTTCTACATTATCAATGCGGTTGCCGTCCTTATCCAGTGGTCGAACATTGAACTTTTCCTCTCCGGCACTATTCTTGTTAAACAGAAGCCATGTAAACGCATCGAAGATTGTTGTCTTTCCTGCGGCGTTCTGTCCTTTAATACTTGTCTTATTAGAGAAATTCACATCAAGGCTCTTAATTCCCTTGAAATTCTCCATATGTAATGATCTAATTTTCAGTTTCATTTTCCTTCTCCTTCCACTCTTTATATTTTTTAAGTGCCTCTTCAAAGCATGCTTCATCGTCAATATATCCAAGAGCTGACTCTATAATTTTTGAATTAATAGTTGTTCCCTTTTTCCCCATCAGCTCAATGTCTCTTTGGTGCTCATTTGCAATAATGGCACATGCTGTATGAACTTTCGTCCTGCATGCAACCAGATCTGCATATTCTTCAACGGAAATTGTAACGGTATTTTCTGCCATCTTAATTTTCCTCCTCTAATACATTGATTTTGCTTACAGACACCTCGTATGCTGTTCTCTGTTCTTCTGTTCCATCTTCATATTTCTTAATATATCCGCGGCTCTGAATGCGTCCATTGATCTCAATATGAGTTCCTACTTCCAACTGACCAACAAATCTTGCATTTCTACCCCAAACAACACATGGGATATAATCTGATTTTCCGTAGGAACGATTGACTGCGATTAATAAATCTGCAATTTCTCTTCCAAGCGTAGTTTTCCTGTAAATCGGTTCTTTGCATACATATCCGTCAAGCTGGATTTTGTTCAAATCTGTATGCTCTCCCGGATTCGCTTTTTCAATTTCACAGACGAATACATATAATAACAGACAATTTCTCTTTTCCTCGTGTTTGTTATAAGAACGATACACACCGGAAACATTAACGGCAGTGCCCGTGTATTTATCGTTCAGATTGATTAATCTCTCTGAAATAATTAATGGGATAATATCAGCCGTCCCACTTAATCTATCCACTTTGAGGTACATATTATAAAATCCCTCTCCAAACACCTCATGGTTAAATTCCGGCTCTGAGATAATCGTTCCTGTAAGTTCCACTTTATTGTTTTCTGCTCTCATATTTGAATTTCTCCTTTTCTTATGCTAAAATAGGCGCAAATAGCTTATGCTATTGCTTTGATTGGGAATCATTCAGCTTTGGTCGGTTCGGATGATTCCTTTTCTTTGCTGTAATCAGTGTCAAATGTGATATAGGTAATACCGTCATCGTCATCAGACTCACTTCTGTAATCGTAATCTACAATCTCTTCTGTATACTCCTGCCACTCCCCATCTATTTTTGTTCCTATATAAATAAGAAGTAATCCAATCAATACAGGTATAGCAGTGACCGGATACTCCGTTGCATCAATGCAGATGCAAAACAGAAAAACAACGGTGCCGATCATTTCAATTATCTTTGCTAACTTTTTCATAGGCATTTCCTCATGTAACAGAAAAAATTTTTTTCATCCGATTCTTAGGACTTTTAATTTCGAACTTTTCTCCTGTTTCATCGTCGATCATGTATTTGCCGTCAGAATGCATTGTATGTGGCTTTACTCCCTGTTCTTCCATGAACTCAAGCAAGATATCTTTGCCACCTTGTAAAATATTCATCTGACTTACAACTTCCATCCAATAAACCATAAAATGTGTAATATCCCAGTTCTGATATTCCATAAGAAATTCCGACGCTTTATCTCCTATCAGTTTGTCCATACCGAATCTCTCAATGTAATTCATTGTATAGAAGTAATCTTTCCGCTGGTATCTTTCTCCATCGAATGTCTTTTCGATAGGAAACATATTCATAAATTCTCTTGGTGTGAAAGCTCCTACCATATCGCATATCATTTCAATAAGTTGGAACTCGTTTTTTACAAAGTCCGGTTCGCTGCATTTTAATAACTTACAGCCAGACATTCCTTTTAGCTTTATCATTAAATACAGATCCTTTTTAAGTTCATCTGGATAAGCGCTTTTTGCTTCCTGTATTGTCATGTTTCCCCAAAAGCCTGCCATTTTGCATCTTCTGTCTAATGCTCGCACATAATTAATCCACTTAGGTTTAAAGTCGATCAGCTTTTTGCCGTCCATGACGTAAAAATTAAGCATCTTCATCATCCTTTCTCTCAATTAACGGTAAAACCCCGTTCTTCTTAAGCTTTTCATACAGGAACAATCTTCCTTTTTGCGTCCATTCCGTCTGCATAACCACATCAGACCGCCCATTCGACCTTGTAATATCAATAGTCTTACTGTGAACATATCCAAGCCCTTGATATTGCCTGTATAAAATCCACTGTTTTCCTACTTTGCGCTGAACTCCTAACTCTTTCAGCATCTTATTAAACGCTTTAGCAGATATTCCATAATCCTGTGCGATCTGTGTTACCAGTACTGTTGATTTACTGTTCAAAATCAAATCCACGTAGTTGACTTTTGGTTGCATTTCTAAAATGATGTTATTCATTTCAACAACTTCGGTTTCAAGTTCATGTATCTGCTTGTCTTTCTGCTCAAGCATCTTGTGCGCTTCAATAACTGCAAGTGCCATAAGTTCTTCGCCGGTTGGAATAACTGTTTGCGTCTGGTTATAATAATTTTCTTCCAGTGCATCAAACTGTTCCCATGCCTTATCAGTCCCAAGCATTTTGCAATGACGGCTTGCACCTCGACGTGTCCAAAGATAAAGCTGATTCGCGTTTTTCCCAACAAGGGGAAAATCAGTTACCCTGTTCTTAAACTCCTTAAGATCTGCTCCTTTTAATAAGAAGAAATGTTCTCCCTCTTTAAAATGTGTTTTGTTGCTCTGAAAGTTCTTTTTTACGTTATCTGTTTCTGTTTCGTACACATCAGCCAACTGTGCGGTAGTGATAACTCTTTGTCCTTTCCACTCAATGACCGGCAATTCTTTTGTTCCAATATGTACTAATTCGTTCATTTGTCTCCTTTCCGGATTTTTTGCAATAAAAAATCCAACTACCGCTTGATAGTTGGAAAATACTGGTTGTCTCTATTTTGCTTTGTTGATACAATTAATGTACGGCGGCGGCCATCATGAAAGGAACTGTTATCATGAAAATCGTTAGTATACTTATCTCATTATTGGTATGGCGTGTTACCGGTTACGACTTCTTCATAATTCTAACCGTAACATCCATGACAATCGACCTATACAAAGGATTTAAAAAAGTACAAAAGAGATTAAATAAAATACTAAAGATGATGCGGAAAATAAAGCAATAATGTAACTCATTTCCTGCCGCCGTCGCATATTAATTGTATCAACTGATTTCCTGTGTTACAAACACATTTAATCTGCAAATTCCGACAAATTTCTCAACTATCAATATCTTGTTTTCTATTCTTCTGTTTTTGAGTTCCCAGTCTCTTCTACTGGATGATTTTTTGAAACACTTGCTGAACCCTCAACCATGCCAAGAACGTAGCCTTTCTGAAAGTCGTTCATTTTGGGAATCGCGTCTTTCAACTTTTCTACAACTTTCTTTTCCTGTTCGCTCATGTATTCACTTCCTTTCTCCCTGTGATATAATTTCCTTATTAAATAAGGAAAGGCGGTGATAATATGGATAATGGTTATTCTTAAACATTTGCTACATATGAGTTTGCAGATAAAGGAACATATGTATGTATGCAATGCGGTGGCGAAAATAAAAAGGGAATCGTCACTGTAAAGCAAGGCGAAATGCTACCAGAATGCAAAGAGTGCGGATATACTACATGGATTAAAATAATGCAGGATTTTTAAACACTCTTTCTTCCTCTGCGAGCGTTTGGTTCGTAACCGCCAAGTTATCATCAACCAGATGCTCAATGAGGAACGTTCTTTTTACCACTCTCGTTCCATCTTCACATACTTGTGAAATGTGCAGATACATCTTCCCATCCTTCTGGAATGGAATAACAAATATACTCTGTAAAAATTTCCACTTAACAAAATGCTTATTAAAAAATGCAACTGCATGAGCCTTGATTTTACTCACCGTATCACTCCTTTCTGCCGAACTTTTAATGTTGTTTTTGTTCGGTATGCGTATAATATATCACGCTTTCAGAACTATGTCAACATGTTTTTGTTTCGTTTGCGAACTTTTTCTATTTACAATTCTGTTTGCGTATGGTATAGTTCTATGTAGAAAGAGAGGTGAGATTATGAATGAGCGAATGAAAGAACTTCGCAAGGCTATGGGAAAAAGCCAAGAAGAATTTGGAAAGATTCTCGGAATAACCAAGTCTGGTGTCTCTGATATTGAATCAGGACGCAGAAACGTAACAGAACAACATATAATCATGTTACGAAATGAAAATGTCAATGAAGATTGGTTACGAACTGGAAACGGCGAAATGTTTATCCCAGAAACCAAAGACGAGCAGATTTCAAAGATGCTCGCAGACGTACTTAAATGTGAAGATTCAGATTTTAAAAAACGTTTGATCGTGGCGTTATCGAAAATGGATGATACCGGATGGAATGCATTGGAAAAATTCATTGATTCAATCACAAGTCAGAAGTAAAGAAAAGCCAAGGGCAATGCGCAAACCCTTGGCTTTCTTTTACTTTAATAGTTCTTTTATAAACGTTAAGATAGCTCTAAGCCACCTCTCATTATCGCAATGAGCGACCAATTCATAAATTTTTTCCTTGTAAAATTCGTTTACGTTTTCATTCTCAACCTCATTTTCCCCCATATTGATTTCCTCCAATCATTCCGCACTTCCGATAGCGATACACAAATTATAGAACTTATGTTCGATACCGTCAACCCCATTTGACAAATTGCTACAAATTACAAACTCGTTTGTAGTTGAGGGACAAGAAAACGCCTTATCCCGCCCCTCAGCCAGAACTTGAAGTGCCCTTATCGGACAATTTTATTTTACAAATTTTCCCGCAAACATTCAATTTCTTTCGGTCGCAAGTTTCGACAGTTAAATTTCTTATTGTCACAGAATGTCGATTGATTAGTTTAAATTTTGTTAAAAAATTAATTACTGGTTGAAAATTATGCATCTGCCAGTTATCTGTGATGAATTTTAAGTGCATAATTTTCCTTTCTGCCCGTAGGCTTGTTATTTAAAAGAGCCGGCTACACAACACATGGTCATGTAATCGGCTCTTAGACTTTTGATTTTATTATATTTCTACATAGGTTTTCTTTTGTGCCAAGTTGTCCGCTTTATTCGTAAAACAGAAGTTTAGGGAAATATCAAAAGCAAGACTGTGTTTATATGGCGGCGATAAAACCCTATGATTCTCTTAAGGTAACCATAAAATTTAATAAGCAATATATAGACACACCAATATGCTCTTTAACACCAAAGCAATTCGGATTCGAAATGTCTATATATGATGTCGAATACAATAACTATGGCATTATGTTTACTATTAAAAACAATTATGCAGAAGAACTTACATTTTCCGTTATTTGGCAAGCGTTCGGGAAAATACTATAGATTAGTACAATCCACTTAACACAACTTGTCTAAGTCCAGTACCAACATATAATGCGACATGTGTATTGTCTACATAGCAACATAAAACGCAATATTCAAAATTTTTCCAGGCGTTTGCCCAAACACCAAATGTTCTTTGATCCGTATTGCAATCTTTAAAAAAATCATACGCAATAATATTACTTGCTATTTCAGAATAATTCTCATCTCTAACTTGAAGTTGGAGAAATTTATATTTTGTTACATCGGCTATTTGATACTGTGTCCACGTAGCATTATTACTAAGAGAAGAAACGAGAACATCGTACTTGCCTTTAAAACTATTGCCTAAACTGCTGTTTAACGATGATATCGCCCCTGTACAAGTACCATTCCCAATCTTAGAAATGTCTGTCGTTCCAAGCATTTCATAGAGATACCGCACATTCTTGAACATCTGTGACACCTTTGCAAAAATTGAAGAGTGTTTTTCGCCGCTTGATAATTTTGATACAGTCGTCCACGCTGACGCTGATCCGTCTGCCACATCACTACTCGTAAAAGTTGCTGTATTCTCTGCTGTATCTCCACCGGTTGCCACTGCACCGACGTTTTCTGCTGTGAGTTCTACATTGCCCCTACGGAAAGAATCTTCATTTACACCTTTGATTCCGGTAACTGGAGTTCCGGCAAGCACATCCCATTTATCATCTGATGTTTTATAAATATTGGCACCTGCCGGAATTACATTCCCGGCTCCCTCTTTAAAATCATCCGTGGTTGTAAATTCGTCTGAAATATTGAACATCCACCCTGTGCTAACATCCGCAAGTGCCGGAAGATCTGCAAATGCAACTGTTCCGTGTGGCTGCAATCCACCTTTAAGTCCTTCTGATATGTCTTTTGCCTGCTGATAGTAATACTTGGCATTGTCAGAATCCTCGCCCTCTCTGCTTCCTGTACCACCAACAGCATAACTCTGTGCCTTGGTTGCACTTTCTTCTGCAGATTCCGCTTTACCGATGATCTCCGCAGCCTTTTGAGTTGCAATATCTGCTTTTTCGGCTGCTGTATCAGCTGACTGACTGGCGGACGATGCTTTCTCCGTGGCTGTGGCGGATGATTCACTGGCGGATGTCTCACTGACTTTTGCGTTGCTTTCGGATGCCGCTGCCGCCGTAGCTGACTTCGCTGCCGCTGTCTCGGACGCCTTGGCATTGTCCTCTGATTTTTTTGCAGCTGTTTCACTGGCTTTTGCGGCATTCTCACTTGCTTTGGCGTTGGCTTCGGACTTTGCCGCTGCCTGCTGGCTTGACTCTGCCTTTGCCACTTCCACTTTGATTTTCGCAAGATAGTTTGGCTCCAAGTGTTTTTCCTCGATGCTACCCTCTTTGACGATGGCAGACACTTTTCCATCCTTATCAATATAAAAAGCTACCGTATCAGAATCAAGGAACTCATACTGTGTAATCAGTGCCGACAGGTCTATGTACTGTTTCGTGCCATCAATCAGAGTCAGGATAATCTGCTGTGTGGTCGGGTTATAAACGAAGTTGATTGCGATTTTCTCCATCTGTGTATCAATCGTAATCTTAGAACCGTTCTTTTTTGTGATCGTAATGATTCCGGTCGATTCCTCAAAGGTCACGTCTGCAACAAGGGTAGCCACTTCTGTTTTCGTGGCTTTTGTGGTATCAAGAGTGATTACACGATCATCAATAACGCCAATAGCTGCGTCCATTTTGTTAAGATTGCTTTCATTAAGCGGTGTTTCATCACTCGGATAATTCTCCCAATTAATATCAATATGTGCTTTATTCATGATCCTCACTCTCCCTTTCCTTTGCAAGCTTCATCTGTTCCCGTTCTACTGTAACCTGTCGGTTTGCTTCTTCCTTGATCTGCTGCAGAATATCCTTAAACACCAGGTACTTAGCTTCGATTGGAACATCCTCGCACAAATTTACATAATTTATAATGTCGTTTTCAAATTCCCGGATTTTTGCATTTATCATAGATTTTCCACCTTTTCCTTTAACTGTTCTATCTCGTCATGCTGCAACTGCACTGTGGCAACCAGATCAGCAATCAGTTCCGTATATTTCAGTCCGTAATACTTTTTCCCATTGCTGTCTGAAAACGTTTTTGGACAAATATTCCACCCTTTTTCCGCTTTTTTCAAAACATCCTGTGCAATAAATCCATGATGGAACCCATCTTTTTCGAAATTATAACGATACGATTTTGCTCTTAAAGAATAAATAAACTCAGATGATTGCTTTTTGCTTAAATCTAAAATTGTGTTTTTTATTCTTTTGTCAGATCCATTAATTACTCCACCTCTGAATCCACCTACTCCGGTATCTCCGTCTAAATGGATCATCATGTGGTCATTATCGTTTGCGCCTTTATGCAATGAAACCTGATTATATTGAACCGTACATTTATGAACAGGACTTTCAAGCGTCCCTTCCACTGTTCGAAATCCATCCGTTCCCATCTGTACAAGTGTTCCACTGCGTTTAAATTCAATAAGGTTTTCTACAGACTCTTCCGCTTGAATATGCATATATCCCCCGGTCATTTCCATAGAACCTTTTAATTCAAGCAGTTTTGCTTTAATTTTGATGCCCTCGGCTGACTGGTTGATTTCTGAAATGACGCTGTCTTTTGATACTTTCAAGCTGATCTGCTTTGATGACTGCGTAATCGTACTGGACGCACTCGATGAAAGCTGCTTAAATTTCTTTATCAGAGTCCATTTGTATTTTCCACTGCTTATTCCACCATCTGGTTCGCAACCATAAAACTTTCCAGTATTCTGATCCAAAAAACTGTGTCCAGAATAATACGAAGATGCAGGGTATGTATCTTGTGGATTCCCGAAACCACAATGTGTAACGTCATAATCTTCGGTATCCCATACTGTTAAAGAAGCACTGACTTCTGACCGTATCTTAGTTGCGGTCACCTCTATCTCTCCGGACAAATCGCCCTCTGCTTCGCTTGCTCTCGTAACTTCCGCTGTAATCTTGTCCTCATTAATTTTAATAGCTGCTGCAAGTTCAACTTCCTGCCCCTGTGCTCTTTTTACTTCTGCTGTAATACTGCTCGCATTTTGCGTGATTCTCGATGATAAACCATCCGTTGTATTTTTAACTTCTGTGCGAATTTCGGTTGCGGTCTGCGTGATCTGTGACTGCAATCCCTTCTCAACATCAGTTATCGTGCTCTGTGTCTTTTCAATGGTTCGCTCCAACACATTGCTCTTGCCTTTGAGCTTTAAAATACTTTTCTGTATTCCGTTCGCCCCGTTTGTCCGGTACTCTTCCCCATCCGCTTCCAAATCATCACGCAAAGCCTGTATACCTTTCAGGGTTCTTTTCAGAATATAGGACTCAATCAGTTCATATCTGGTCGGCAGCCGCACTGCATCCCCGACCTCAAGACACGGATTTCCTTTGCAGTCCGCTGTAAACGGGCGGTAAACAATCCCTCTGATCTTGGAAAGGATATTTTTTGCAATGCCTTTCAGTTCTTTTGTGCCTTTGCCATATACAAGAAAATTATCCTCGATCACATAGGCATTGTCTCCGGTACCCACAATCACACCGATATCATTCTTCTGCTCCCGGATCTGTAACTTATTGATTGTTTTAACAAGAAAATCTTCATACTCAGCCGTTATATATAAATCCTTCCCGATACGGTTGCTTTTCGGATCTCTTGGATACAAATTATCCGCCGGATAAAGATCATTCCTTGGATATAATCCCTGTATCTCCTGTTCCAGATAAATATAATGAAACTTCCCGTCACGCCCCATGTGCCCCATACAGCCATTGAGCTCACAAATACAGGACAACACTTCCTTGCCGCTCATAGATTCGCCTATGGTGCTCGATTCCTCTGTATCAGAACTTGTCTCACTGGATGGCGTGACTGCAACTGTTTTTTCAATAGACATGCCGTCATTAACCAGTATAATGTCAGCCTGCTCAATCCCGAAGTGCTTAAAAAAGCTGTCCCGGAATTGCTTCATTGTGACCGGATCATAAACTGTAACAGTCGTAGTTTTTCCATCTTTATCTTTCTGCTGCTCTTTATGGGATGGAAAGACAGTGTTATACCATGCTGCCACATCTGCATTTAAAATGTCATAAAGGGCATCATATGCAACCACATCACGGCACGTTCTGTCTGCCGTGGGCGTATCAGAATCAACCTTATATCGTCCGAACTGGAACGGGATATCTGCATGTCCATCAAGGGACATTCTTACCGTCATCCATCTGCCCTTCATTGGCAAAAATGTATTTGACACCGTGAATTTAATCATGGCGGCTTCGCATGATCCAAACGTCAATTCCTGTTCCGAACACAAACTTTCTGTCAATTCGAATTTTTCTTGGTGTAGTTCTGTATTTGTGATATTGATTTTTCCGTCATCAGATACGATGGATAATTGCTTATCGACCGTATCTTTTTTGAACAAGTCGCCATATTTATAATTAACCACCATACACACCCCCTATGAAAGCAAGCTGAACTGAATTGTAACGAATTATTCCATCATATGTTCCGTATATCGTAGGCTGAAAATCTGCCATATAGCCGTACTGCGTCACATAATCGTCATATTCCGGGATATACGCTGTGATATAGCATGCTCTCCCTGTCGCATTTGTGAACTGGCTTCGAATATTGTTTAAAACCTCACTAAAAGTCTTATTTGTCAGCATTGCCCGTGTTTCAAACTCAACCTTTAATGCCTTTAACTCCACGGCATTTCTATGCAGATAGCCGTTGGCGTCTGTATAATCGTCCAAATCCTGCATGTTGACATATGGACTGTATGTTTCTGCTTTCATAAACGACATCGGCACTATGTAATTGCCAATCTTTAAAAGCCATCCGCTGTATGCCATATTTCCACCACCTAACTGTTTGGGTTTGCGGCTGTCTCAAATGACAGTCGGTAAAATTTGTACAAAATACCACCTACCACCAATTTGATAGATGTCACTTCTTTTTCTTGATCTATTTTGTAATTACTTCGATATTGGGCGATTTAATCACAATTTTCTCCGGTGTGTGAATTACTTCCGTGTTCCCATACGTAATCATGATCTCTAATTTGTTCATAAAATTTCTCCTAAATTTCATACTCCGGGTATGCTGCTTCCCAAACATTCCTATGGTAGGTATTTACCTCTCCATAATTTGCATCAAAAATCTTTTTCACGCCATATCCAAGTTCAATGCTCTTTTCTTTGAGTTTTCGCCAATTAAATGTTTTCCAGTCCACACCGTTCATTGCTGCAACACGCTTAATAGAATACCAGTCTTTGCTATAATCAAGTTCCTGCTGCAGCTTTTCATTCTCCTGTTCTGCAATCTGCCTGCGCTCTACTTCATCCGCATATGCCCGAAGTGCCGATGGAAAATCTTTCGGGACCTGTCCTCTCTCCATCTCATCAAACCGCTTTACATACCTTGCAGTAAATATGATTCCTTTTTCACCATTAAATTTGTTGGCGAGGAAATCACACCCCATTTTGGTGACTTTATAGCATTTATTTTCCTTGCCGCTTGCGTCTTTGTAGGTGGATGGAATAAAATAATCACTGACAACAATTTTGTTGTTAGTTAATATCTGTATAATTCCAACCTGTTTTGTGCTTCCATCTTGGTTTTTAGTTCCCTCTAATTTTCTTAAAATTTGCCAATGTTCCAGTTCCATCATTTCAGCAATTTCAAGTGTTGTTATCGTGTTCGTATTGTTTTCAAATCCAATTTCATCTTTAGTCATAAGAGCTGTGTATGCCATATTTTCTATCTCCTAAATTTCCGAGCCTTACATTTCGCAAGGCTCAACCTTTAAATTCACGTGCGTTAGGAACATACCCTAACAGGAGTCGCACGCTATATATTTAGTAAGATTGTAATTTCCCGTGACGAAATACTGGAATAGCCCCAAATTTTCTGGGCTAAGCGGACAGGTAAGTTATATCTGCAAATTGTTCTATTCTATTTTTGCAATCCCTATAAATATCCTTGTAGTGCATACCCATTGACATATCAATTCTAATAGTCTGCAAAATAATGCTTTCCACAAGGGTTAGATTATTGAGATCTGAAACTGTGATATTGTCGCGATTTCCACCAATTACTGATTTTGCCAACTTGGTATATGTCACATACAGTTTATCTGAATGCGTACTTCCTTGTTCTTTGGCATAGTCTACAAGAAGTTTAATCACATCAGTTTCTTTCAGCCGATTTTCTTTATTAGCAATTCTTGTTTCGCCCCATAGTTTCGATTGCTTTTCAAGAATAAATCTGCGCATTGCATAAAACTGTCGAACCAACTCTTTCTTAAACTTCACAACTATTTTTGAATTTCTCAAAAGAGTTATAACAAATGTTGCTTGTTCCTCATTCAAATAATAAACTCTTTCAGGCTGCCCCCTTTTCCCCGATTTTAAATCGGAGAAATCAATATTGCCAAAGTCTAAAATATCTTTCTCATATTTCCTGATAATAGCAACAACAGATTCATGTTGGTTATTTGTTCCATCTGCAATCACTTTGCTGTTTGTAAAAACATCGTTTCCTTTGAGTTCCACCAATTCATACATACTCTTTTCCACCTTTCTTTCGCTACTGTCATTTGACAGGCAGGTTTAAATTTCATTTTTTTATTTTTCTTATGCAGTTTGAAATAAATAAAAAGACCACCAAAGACTGAATTTCTTCAATCTCTGGCGGTCACGAATCCGCACCTATTCCTCATAGGCTTGCAGGACGTCCTAAATTCTTTAGGTCTTACCTGCGTGATTTTTAATTATTTTGTATTCTATACCATATGCCAAAATCTGTCAATCAAATTCCAACCTCTGCTGCATATTGGCATCGTCAATCTGTTCCTGCAAAAAATACGGCGTCTGATAGGCATTTATCACTTCCACTGCCTTGTCGCACTGGTTACGCTTGATGCTCTTGTAAGACCGAACACCAAAGTTGTATTTCAGATTGGCATACAGATTGTTGTAAACCTTTTGGCGCAATCCACGGTTGCTGTATGCGCTTGACTGTTTGCCGCCCATGATTGAAACGCCTTTCTTTCTGACAGCTTCCGTAATGCGGTCGGCTTCCACCGGAAGTATCGGCAAGTCCATCTTAAGGCTTTCCAAATCCGCCTTGATTTCGTCAACCTCTGCTTTCAGTTCCGTGTGCCCCTGTGCAAGCAATGCAATCTTCCCGTCCGTGGTTTGCGGCATCATGTATGTACCAGTCTTTCTGATGCTCGGTAAAACTTCATCAAATATCCATTTTTCCAATTTGTCAGCTTTATCTTTTATTTCTTTACTGTTACCCTGTTGACCAGCTTTAATAATCAATCGGTAAATATCTCCTTCCGGAATAAGAGGTTCTGCATATCCACCATTATTTTTAAAGCTATCCTCGACCAGGACACCCTTGCAATTATCCGAAACCGCCTTTCTTGGTCTTTTATACATAAGCATCGAAGCTATATCTACTCCAAAAAAGTATTCTTTTCCGTTTACTATAACCGTTCTCAAATCCCCTAAAATAGGATTGTTAAAAATCTGAATATCGTTCATCAGCAAATCCCCCATTTCTGCTTAAATGAAATAATTGTTTTCAAAATAAACTGCAAAAATTTTTCGTCCTGTATGCTCTGGATTTCCGTTATCAGCTGTTCTTTCATCTCGCACCGCCTTTCTTGTCGGATGCAAGGTTATTTGTAAAAATCCACACACATCTTAAAAAGTGTTCGCTGAGTAAATTCAGATTTTTGGTAATTGCTTCAATATAAAATTCTTTCATTATCTTGCACCGCCTTTCTTTACAAGGCGGTAAATACCGTCGTGATCTATTACGTCCTCATCATTCAAATCTGCCATAAATATTACAACGCCGCGCAACAATTTTTCGTTATCACATTGGATTGCAAGCCGAGAAAGCAACGATCTGTACTGCTCAATTTGGCTCGGTAAATAAGTTCCATCCTTTTTTATGATTTCATTTCTGAAAATGTCCTTAAGAATTTCGCTGGCAATATCAACCTCATCGGATTCGTTCGGCAGTCCGAGCAAATTCATGGCTGATGTTACCACTTTGCGAAAACCAATCGGAGAAAAATTATCAATGTCCGTTTCGGTACTCCAACCACGGTTATACTTCATCCTCTCGATTTCCACAACATGATTCACTTTCTCCATCAGCGCGTCACTATTAAGTATCGTTCTTACAATTTCTTCAATGCTTCTCATAGATTTTTCCTGCCTTTCGTTTGCTGTTTGACAACCATTCCAAAAAGCGGTATAATCCATGTATCAACCGCTTTTGGTGGTTGCTTGAGTATTGGAGTAGTTATATTGCTTGTCAGGGCTGTAACTACTCTTTTTCATTTTCTAAAACATTTTCAATCCCTTTTCTTACAACATCAGTCCTCGTGACGTTGTGTTTTTCACAGTATTGGTTAAGCTTATCATTTGTTTTTTCATCAATTCTTGCTTTAACCTCTATCGTTTTTGGAGATAATGCTTTAGGTCTTCCTGTGCGTGGAGACATTTTTACACCTCACTTTCTGTGGCACAATTAAATAATAATATTTGAGCCACAAAAAGTCAATACCCTTTTGAAATATTTTTCAAAAAAAGAAGCGCATCACTGCGCTCCCTCTTTTATACCCGCTTTGACTTATTATTCTATTTGTCTGCTCTTCCAGTAAAATATACTTCTGCATGATCGTATTTCCCATAGCAATCAAGCTGATCTGAAATAGTTTTCCCTGGTTTAATCTCACTGTCTGAATCTGTAATATATGTGCTGTTGTAATTTACCACATTATTACTACTGTCAAAAAATATTGCATACGCGCTTACAAAAAGCGCCGGATTTGTGCTGTTATTGGTCACGGATACAGTCACGTTTTCATCATTAAATGTCTGTTCAACGGATAAATCATTTACAACCGGTTTATAATATGGGTTTTCGTTATAATCTAAGGTATAATCCACCTTGTCAATTCCGGACACACTATCAAAATAGAAAACACCAATAGATGTTTCTCCTGCCCCCAATACATCAATGCTCATGTCGGCGGCTCCTATTGAATTCCCGCTTAAATCTTTGGCTGTAGCGTTTCCAGAAATTGCGACATCCGTGTTTGAATTATTTGTTACAATCAAAAAATCTAATGTGTCTCCTATTGTGTTTTCGTACAGATACTCTTTTACCAAAAAATCAGAATCAGAAACTTCTTCTCTTGTCGCTTCCTTGTTATCTACCGTACTAATAGAAGAAACTTTTTTATTTTGCTCGGTAGAATCAGCAACTGCATCGTTGTTTTCTCCGTTTCCGCCAAATATGGCAATCAACAGAATTACAACTATAACCACCGCAACAAACCACTTTGTTGCCCCACCCTGCTTTTTTCTGCAATTAGGGCAAATTTTTGCTTTAGCTGGAATCTCCGTCTGACAGTACTTGCATAATTTTGTTTCACTTTTTTCATTCATAGCTTTTCCTCCCACCACTTGTAATAAAATGATTCTACCACAAGCGGCGGTATTTGTCACTATAAATCCAGTTCCTTTTTTATATCTTCAATCGTCTGTTTTGATGTTTCTAGATATAAAGGCAAATCTTCTACTAAATGTTGAAACTCTATATCTGTTTCTGGTGTATTCATTGTTTTTAATATGTCATTTTTCTGCTCATCATTGATATTGTTATTTTTTTCAAGTACATCGCAAATTTTTCTTATTGCATTTCCAATTCCAATAAGTGAACTCGGTACATTATATACCTTACATCCGCTTTCCAATTCATCTATTCCGTCATAGATACCAATAATTACTCTAACATTGTATTTTTTATCATACAACATATTTCCAAACCAACCCTTAAAGATTTCTCCCTCAATTTCAAAATCAAAAACACCTTCTGAAAATTCATATCTTTCATAGAGTTTAGAAAATTCTTCAAATTCTTTCTTACTTTCAAAACTCATATCTAAAGTATACATTCTACTTTCTTTTACAAATTTTTTTACTGAAAATTCTTTTCCATCACATAATAATATAGCCATAAAATCCTCCCATATTGTTTTTTTGAAAACATTATATCATAGCATGAGAGGATTTCAACTATTATCCCCAAACAGGATCAAATGCCGCACTATCTCCATATCTTCTTTTGGCTTCGCCTTTATATACAGATTTAGCCGCATTAAATACATCATTATTACTTAACATTGGTTTTTTCAAAATTTCTGACAATAATTGATTTTGCTGTTTAAGTAACGCAATTTCCTGCTGTGACGTACTGTATACAGCATCACGAATACCTGTGATCTCCTGCCCCCCAGCAACTGCTGTCTTTCCTCCAACTGTTCCAAGGATTTCCGGTACGCCGTTTTCTCCTGCCATAAACATGCTGTACTGTTTTGGAAAACCTCCTGCGGCGAACGTTGGGATTTTTCCAAGGTTAATATTGCCAGCTTGAATTATTTCTTTTCCACCAATATTTACAGAATCCCATGAAAAAGACAGTTTTGAATTAAGCCACGTTGCAAAATTATTCCATACCTGCTTAATTCCTGCAACAGCATTATCAAATGCCTGCTTCAATCCGTCAGAAATGCCACTGAATGTCCATTTGTCTTTCGTAAAATACGGTGCGACATGATTTGTCCACCAAGAACCAATTCCAGATGTACTCCACCAGTTACTAAATTCGTCCCATTTTTCAGAAAGACCTTTTTTCATTCCGTCTCCCTGTTCATCCCATTTTTCTTTTGTAAACCAAGGTTTCACATGATTTTCCCACCAGTTATATATTCCTGTCTTTTGCCACCAATCGGAAAATTCATCCCATTTAGCAGATAATCCCTCTTTTATTCCATTTCCTACTTCCATCCACTTTTCTTTTGTGAACCACGGGAAAATATTCTCCTGAATGTAAGTTAAGGCTTCATTCCACTTTTCTTCTATTTTACCTTTTATTTCTCCTATTTCTGTCTGTATTGAAAGCTTTTTTTCTCCCCAATATTCTTTTACATCTTCCCACCATGAAGAAACATCCTCTAAAGTTGTTGTTAATTTATTGCGAACGGGTAGTTCTACATTCAATCCCCACCATTCTTTGACATTGTCTTTGAACTCGGAAATCTTCTCTTGTAAATTTGGAAGAACAACATTTGCATGTAAATCAACATCTTCCAATCCGTTCAGTTCTTTCCACTCATCTATCCATGTTTTTAAGCTAAATTCGCCATCAAATCCATTCTTTTTCTTCCATTTATCAAAAAATCCAGTAAGTTCAGTAGTGTTTGGAACATTTAAGCTTAATGGAACTTCTTCGTTATATTCATTAACTGCTTTCTGGAAATCATCTAATGATTTATAATCTTGCTTTTTAGGAAGATTTTTCACAAAATCATCTAACTGTTTGCTCCATTCAGCCGTTTTATTGTGTAGTGCTCCTCCGCCAAAGATATCTATTCTTTCAAATGGATTTATAAAAAATTTCTTTATGCTATCCTGTATGTATTGTGTGATTCCACCTCTATTTAGCGATTCCATAAGCTCATGCTTATCTTTGTTCACGCTTTTCTTTCCAATCGTAAAAGAAAGCGTTGCCACTACTACAGCAAGCGAAATAGGAATTGCATATGATAGCAATGATTTTACCGCCGTTTGACCAAAAGCGGCTGTGAATTTCGCTCCTATTAATTTCCCAATAGTCTCCTTGAGAAGTTTCCCTGTTAACAGTTTGCCTGCAAGTTTCAGGGCAAATGCTCCAAGAAGAATTTCAACTGTCTCAATATCAATGTTTGAAAGAAAATCTTTTACGCCTTTCCAAACATCAGACCACTTGATATTTTCTATCATGGTCTTAATTGTCTTGTAAACTCCCTGTACCCAAGTATTTATATCTTCTGCAAGTGCTTTAAAATCAAATGTTTTGAAGAATTTATTTATTCCCTCTGCCAGTGATTTTCCAAAGTTTGACCAGTCAAATGTCTGACCAAAGGAAAGTGTGGCATAAATCGCCGTATTCAGTGCCCCGGCGATCGTCTTTCCTACATTTCCAAACAGTCTCGGATTGATAAGACCATTAAGGAAATCTGCCAAGCCTTTGCCGAAATTTCTTGCCTTGGAATAAATCTTATCCCAGTTGATAGACTCCATAGCTTTTGATAAGGCATCACTGATGTATTTTCCAAGTTGTTTCAGATTTTTAATATCACTTTCGTAATTTTTGAAAATGGTATCAGTCTTGACAAGTTTACCGCCACTGGCACCGCCTGATGCGCCACCACCGCCGGAACCGCCCGAACCTTTTTTGCCAGAACCATCATTTGTGGTAATCAGTTTCAATTCATCAAACTGACGGACGCCCTTATTCATCTTGTCGATGTTCTTTGCCGCCTGTCCGGTATTGTCAGCAATATCGCCTGCGCTCTCTGCCGCATCTGAAAAACTATCTGCAAGACCTGCACCGGAATCCTCATATTTCCATCCGAAGATTGCGCCTAAAGCGTTTGTAACCTTTGTAACAAAGCTGATAACAACCAGTAAAACGGAATTGAGTGCTTTTACGAATGGTTTAAAAGCATTGATTAATGCTCCACCAATAACACTGCCAAGCTGTTCAAATGACTGTTTTAAAATTCTTATCTGGTTCGCCCACGAATCAGCCGTACGTGCAAAGTCTCCCTGCGCTGTCTGCGTATTGGCAAGCACATACTGATACCGGAGCATTGTCTTTTCAGCCTGTGACATAGACGCAATATCAGAATCTAATCCCTGTTTCATCGCCCACTCTTTAAGGGTTGCCTGTGTAAGATCAAGACCGTAATCTCTTAATGGGCGTGTCTGTCCGGTAAATATTGCAGCTAAATCCTGCGACACAACATCCTGATCTATGTTATACAGAGATGCCATATCAGCAGTTAATTTTGTTAAATTCAAAGACACATCAGCCATGGAATCAGACAAACCAATATAGCCATCTGTCTGCTTATTCAAAAACTCATTGGCTTTCTTTATCAAACTGCTGTCAATTCCCATGGCTGTTCCCATTGCTTGGAATCGGCTTGCCGTCTGTTTCAGTGTCAATTCTGACATACCGAACTGACGTATAGAGTCCTGCGCAAACTCATTGACTTTCTTTGACATGTCCCCAAAAGTAACATCAACAACGTTCTGAACCTCTGTTAATGTGGATGATATGTCGATTGCATTTTTTATTCCCCTGATCGCTCCGTACAGACCAAGATAAATCCCCATAGAGGACAAAATCTGTCTTGTGAATGACTTGAGTCCGATCAATGCTTTCCCTGTGGATGTCTTAAATCCAAGGAAAGAACCGGAAAGGCTACTGATGCTGGTATTTAATCCAGAAATCGCACCACCAGACCTGTTGGAAAGATTGCCAAGTGCCTGCGTCATCTGAATGATATTTGAAGATACATTTGGTGCTTTTGAAAGCGTCTCAAACAGATATTTAAGGTTGTCAGCAAGCAAAGGTATATTTGTTACTGCACGTCCGCTTGCAACGCTTCCAAGCCTTGATATGGCTGTTACAAGGTTGCTCATATTGGTCATATCAAAATTCAATGCACCTATCTTGTTCATCTGGCGTACAAAGTTTTGTAACTGCGCAGATAAAGCCGGCAGATTCTTTGTCGCCTGTGTAGATGCCTTGCCACCAATTTTTGACAGTGCCGACACCATGCTTATGAGTCCGCTTGTATCAACAGCCTTAACACTTGCTATTCCAGATGCAAGATCTCTCACAGCAGAAGATATTCCGTGGATAGAATTTGCATCAACACCAGAAAATTTATTGAGTGCCCGCACCATTGATGTGATTTCCGAAGATTTACCACCTTTGAACCCGGTAGCCGCATCGGAAATGCTTCTGATTCCGCTTGCAATATTTGAAAGTTTTGCAGTGTCAAACGATATGCTTTCCCGGAGCCTATTCATGCTGTTTACAAGGCTTTCTATGGAATTACTTGCTTTTGCAGAGTCAGCTTTGATTTTTATTTGTAATTCATCAATGTCTGCCATATATGCACCAACTTTCTATGCAAAATAAAAAGACGGTAGGCTGTGACACCTTACCGTCCTTGATCTACTCTTTTAATTTTTCTCTTGTAACCGGTCCGCATTTCTTATCTACTGTAATTCCGACTTTTTTCTGGAATGTTCCAATACCGGTCGCCGTATCATTTCCAAGAATACCGTCCACATTACTGTTTCCCTTTTTATCTTTTTCATCCAGGCATCCGTGATAAATAAGCTCCGTCTGAAGCCATCTCACATCATCCCCTCTCATGCAAGGGAATTTTTTCTTTAAAATCCTTGCAGGTTCCGGGTATGGGTTTAAATGATCTTTTACATTTTTTCTAGGGTTTCCGCTTGTCACAATCGCTGTATGACCTTTTGTTTTTGTGACAATAACATCTCCGTTGTAAAGAACCATTCCTGCCGCATAACCTCCAATGTCATCAAACATGCCACTAGAAAGAAGTACAGATTTTTCATTTGCTGTGGTGAAATTTCCAACATCTTTTCCAGTTGCATGAATAATGCATGCACGTACCGTTGTGCCGCAATCTGCTTCTGTTTTTACTTTTGAATTAATACCATATTTGACAATTCCAAGCCGGTGTCCCTGACAGTAGCCAATATTATCATTATTGCACGCTGTAATCATTGATTCTGCCAGTTTATCCGCCATATCTTTTGTTTTTGGCCTTAACACATACCATCCTTTTTTATGAACATAAAAGTTTTGCATACTTACTTCTGTTCCGGTCTGATCTCCCGGTCTCCCACCGGTCAATTTCCCATTTTCATCATGTCTTGCAGATCCAATTCTAATTGACATATTTATACCTCCAAGTTCTTTTCTGGTTTTGGATGGCTCAACTCATAGTTTGACTGCATAATTTTGAGCTTTGCCACAAATAGCTCTCTCTGTTTCTTAATTTCTTCTTCCGTCATTTCCGAATCATATTTTCCTTGCTGTTCATTGATTGGTTTTTCAATATACTTTGATTTTGCTTTCCGACCGGCAAGGCAATGTTCTACTGCCACCGATACCGCAGACAATCCATATGTTCCAAACCACATCCACATCTCATTGTCTCTTTGCTTTTTATCTAAGTTGTAAGCATCCGCATAAGGCTGTAAATCAGCCGGGCAGGACGTGTCTATGTCATGCACAGTAAATCCGTACCCCTTTGTAACTAAAAGCCAAAACGGGCGGATTTCCGTGCAATACGTTTCCCATGTAAGCTCTCTCTGTTCTTCTACTTTTTCCTCGGAGTTTTCTTCTCCGCTTCTTCCTGCTCTGCTTTGAGCAGTTTTGATAAAAAACCATTTTCAAGCAATTCCGCAAGAAGTAACTGATAAAGCTCCTCGACATCCGAATCTTCTTCGTCAAAGTAATCATCAAGCATGGCATATACTTTTCCAAGCTGCTGTTCCTTTTCTCCCTCGTTTTCCGAATCATATCCAAACTCTTCTTTATGGAACTTCTGTGCTCCAACAAGAATTAACTCCGGCAGGAATAAAAGAATTTTATCAATTGCTTCAATATCTGTAATCTGGTCTAATTCTGCTACCTTTTTGATAATCCCGCTTTTGACGGTTGCCTCATATCCAAACTTGATCTGTAATTCTTTCTCGCCAAATTTTAATTTTGTCATTTTCTTTCCCTTTCTCCCTCTCATATAGGGAAAGGCAGTCCGAAGACCGCCCTGTTCTTTTAAATTGTTTCTTCAAGCTCTGGCTCGGTTGTCTGGTTATCGTCAGCCGATCCAACCGAACTATTCGACTGACGTGTTATTCCCCCGGTGTAAAAGCTACAGCGGTGTCCATGCCCTTGTATTCTTCAATGGTAAGATTCATTTCAACCGTCAAAAGTTCGTTCTGACCAATCTCCGGCTGTGGAATCTGCTCTGGCGGCTGAGCCACAACAAAAAACGCTTCGGTAAATCCCGGGATAATCGTTTCAAACCACATTCTTTTCCCGCCGGCAAGCGCCTTGTACGCTGTGATAAGTGCTTCCCACTCTTCCTTTGTGGCATCTGTAAGGTTTACCGTGATAGGGAAAGAGCCACCGGTATCTGCGCGCCCCTTTACATATCTGGTAATAGCATCTTCTAATGCAGATGCGTCAATCTGTTCAGGCTCAATGTTGATACCGCCGATTGCGTTAATTCTTGTAAGCTGTTTAAATGATGTAGGCTTTGTCCCAGCTGTTGTTTCTGTTCCATAGCCAAACGTAATGCCTAACGTAGACAATCCTGCTTCTGCCATTTTTTCCTCTCTTTCTACCGCCAAATAATGCGGTTATCAGACGCATATCTTTGCGCCCGGTGCATAAAAAATAGAGCCTTTCGGCTCTTTTACATCAATCTGTCGTTGGCTCCGATTATCCTCCGGAACCTTGCAACGCTTCTAAATTTTTTTTCGCTGTCGTTTTTAAACTCCGGCATTGCTGTAATTTGAAATCGCATCTGCTTAAAGGCATCGGCTAAAATAGCCATGATCCCTTTTGCATCGCTCTGCTTTGTGTTTGTAATGACGTCAACCTGTATTGTTTCCTGCACTGCATTTACGGATGTGCCCTCTAAATCTGCCCCACGTTCAAGCCCCGGCATCTCATGGATATAAATAGTCGGGAAAACAGGGTCTTTATCTAGGTTCTTTTCAACCGTTGTAAATGCAGTGTCAAAATTCATGCTTTTGTATTTCTTCTGGAGTTTTGGTTTTGCTATCGTTACAACATTGGAAAAAATGTTTGTTTCAAGGTCAAATACCCACTGGTTGCCTGCCATTATCCAAACACCTCCTTCGCTGTCTGTGTAACAATCTGACGCAACTCATTTGCGGTCAGATACATAAATGGTCGGCTTGGCATTCCCTCTGTAAACCACCAATCGCCATTGTCGTCCTGATAAAACCATCCATATCTTCCATCTGAAATCTGATGTATAGTTTTTCCACTTGCGTACTGCCACGAAACACCCTCCGGCAGTTTCCCATGATAAGGACTTTGCTGTCCCACAATTCCGGTTCCAAACTCAACAAATGCGGCATGGTCTGTACCGGCTATTACCGCCCATATCCCGCCGCCCTTAGTGCTTCCTTCGTATTCCACGTGAACACTTGAAATCAGTTCCGATGTGAATATTGCGTCAAGGTCAGCAATTTGCACTCTGGCAATCTCTACGCCCTTTTCCGCGAGTTTTTCTGCCAATAGCTGACATTTATATGTTAAGCTGTTTTGATAGGCTCTAAGCTCTTGTATTGCATTCTGAATAGACTTTTCAGACAGGCTCATTGTGATTACTTTCTTCCCCATGCCGCACCTACTTCACATTTTTTTGCAATAAGAACAAATCAACCGTCAATCCCTCGTCTGCAACACCTTTTACGATGTAATCAGCCGAATTTTCGTCAACGATTGTATTCTCTTCATCTTTGTACCTTACATCTGACCGTTTCCATACCAAAGAACCGACGTTCAATGGAAGTTTCCCTTTGTCCTCGACAATTTGAACAAAGTTTGTGGAATTGTCAACGCCAAACTCTTTTATAAGTGCTTCACTCAACTTATTGCTGATTGAAGAATAAAAAACCACAGGCTTCTCGTAACCTGTGGTATACTCTCCGGTTGTTTTCGGTATTTTGTTTCCATCTTTATCGAGGTAATAAATTACATTACCATCAGAATCCGTGTACGAAGAATATTCGATGTTACCATCATCATCCGTCACATATACCGGCACCTTGCCGCTTTGCTGCGAATAACTCATTTTTTGCTTATTGATCTCAAGCATTTCACTTCACATCCTTGCCGAACCGTTTCCACAGCTCAGAAAGCTTTTCCCATCCATACATTGCGATAAACGCAACAATAAATCCTGCAATAATAGCTGCCAAGATCATATACCATAAAATTGATGTCTGGATGTACTGCATGTATGCCACAAACGCAGCGACCGTGATTCCGATAGAAAGAACAAATACCAAAATGTCCGTTGGAATCTTAGAAAATACGCCTACACCTTTGATTACCTGTGTTACCACAGACACAACAAATGCCAGCGCACCAATGATTGCCAGAATAATTGTCATATTTGCAATTACAGACTGTATAATATCCATGATTAAACCTCCTTTTCATCATTAAGACGGGTTTCTATCCCGTCAATTCTGTGATGCGCCGATTTCACACTTTCTTCAACCTTTATAATTCTGTTGTCGTGAGAATTTATTTCTTTTCTCATCTCCGAAACTTCATTCTTGATCTCGGTCGTGTTGTTTGAAATGGCATCCAACTTCATGTTAATGCGTGTGTTCTCCCTCACGCGTTCTTCAAGATCCGTGTTGTCTGTCCTTTTGTTGCTCTTCAAGCCCATAAAGACGGAAAAACCAAGCGACAGCACGCTTATAATGATTGCTGTTGATATTTCAATCGTCAAATCATATACCGCCTTTCATTTTTATGGCACACCGCCCACCACCGCTCAATGTGTGCCGCCTGCTACGTTTTGCCGACGTCGGCAAAACGTAACGCACAATCTTCTAACCAGATGGAATCCCATACGGTTATAATGCTTTTACAAACGGAAATACTCCAACAAACAAGCTTTCCCTGTCTTTCCAGCTACGGCTTACGCCGTTTTCTGAATAACTTGCCATATAGGCTTCTCCTGCCTGTGAATGGTCGTACAAGGCTAAATTGACGATTACATCCTCAAACTGTTTCAAGTCTTCGGATATTTTTTCATCCGTGTAGCTTTCCGGGTAATTCCGCTTGCTTACCACTTCATTTCTTGCCTGCTTGATAAGCTGTTCGATGTAAGGATTATCTTCTTTCTGGTCGAACACGACAACATCAGAAGTAACACCATCTTCATCCGTAACGGTTTCAATATGAAATTGTTTCAGTCTGATTTTGACCTGCTCTAATGTTGTATATTCGTCCATTCTTCCCTACCTATAATCCGAACTGCTCGATCAAAATGCGTTTCAGTTCCGCTCCACTGATTTCTTCTGCACCCTCGATCCCATGTTCAGCGGCAAGTGCCTGTAAATCAGCAGTGCTCATTCTGTTAATCTCTGTCTTGGTGTACCCTCCGGAAGATTTCTCTCCCAGAACAATGTCCGGAATTTCATCTCCTGCTTTGTACCATTTTCCATTGCGCTTTACCGTGTATTCAGCAATCATACCGCACCTCCTACGCAACTTTCATGACAACAACGCTGTCCATGCCCTCAAAAGTAGGCAATCCGATCATTGACACAACGCAATGAGTGTTGATCGGATGATTTGTTGCGTATGTATACACCGAAATACCGGTTTCTACAATAGAAAGGTTTCCGTCTGTTAAACTTCCGCTTCTCTCTTCCGGTGTCTTTCCAAAGACATAATCTCCAAGGTACACGCCGGATGACTGCGCTGAAATAACTCCTGTAGGAATAAAATATTTGGTAGCACCGTCTGCAGGGTCGATGCAAAGTTTGTCGTAAACTTCAATCTCGATGCCGTATCCTCTAAGATACTCTGTAACCTGCCCCTGCTGTAAGCGAATACCGCCATTGTAAGCAATAATTCCAAGCACCTGTTTCTTTGTGTCCTCCGCCTTAAGGACCATTTCCCATGTTTCTGTATTCATGCTAAAGCGTGCAAGGGAATATCCTGTTTTCTTTGCAAACTCACGTTTAATCTCGATAAGGTCGTCAAGTGGCGTTGCTGTTTCTGGTGCAGACCATTTATCAGTATCGCTTCCGGAAATATCCTTGTAATGATCTCTCTTGTGCGCCACTCCATTGTCCGAAGTATAATCAACATAGAAGCTCTTGCCACCAATTGTTACCTGTACTCTTGGAATACCATCAGATGGTGCTAATAACTGCCAAATCTGGCGTTCCGGCACTACTCTTGCGCCCTCAATCAGCATCATCGGTTTTTTGCTGATTTCTCTAAGCACCTGGTTTGCCATGTTGGAATTTTCTGCCGACTGGTAATTTGCATACTCCTGCTCTTCACGCTCTGTTACCATGTAAGATTCACGGTAGAAAGGCATCTCGTTCTGAATATCCGAAAATCCACCGACATCTCTTAACTCTGCCTGCGCATCAAAATTGGATGCCTTTAAGGATACCGGAAGACCGTTTTTCCCTTTGATAAATCTAAGTTCAAGGCTGTCCTGTTTTCTGGTTCCAAATTTCTGTCTACCTAAGTAAGGTGCAGAACCAAGCGTTTTTTTATAATTATTCCACATAACCCCAAGACTTCTTGCGGTAAATGCTTCTGCTAATGGTAATGCCATTCTCTAATACCTCCATTTTTTAATCAAAAAAAGTAACACGCGGTGTTGCTGCTTTTGCAGTTGCTTCCACGGTCACTCCGTTCGCTGTTACCTTTGCGCTGTCAATAGAACCCTGATATACATAAGTTCCAGGCGCATCTCCCATTGTTACGTCAACATCTTCCAGAAGATACCCTTTGCAAGATTCGTCATTGCTTGGGAACGGTGTCCCTGCCTTTGCAATCTTCTTTCCGTTTGCATCGGCACTTGACACCATTGTCTGCGGAACGATACACGCCGCACCCTCATAAGGAAAGAATTTTAAAATTCCTTTACTCTGTGTAAAGTCTCTTTCAATCGGTTTTCCCATAATTTACCTCCTATAAAACATAATGGTCTTTGGCTTCTGCACTTTCTGCAGGTTTGCCAAAACTGATTTTTTCTGCGTTCTCTACGTCCGCAGTTTTTTTATTTTCTCCACCTGCAGTACCGCCGCCCGGATTTTCAGAATTATTTGCAATCTCCTGTTCCTTTGCCTGCGCTGCCGCGGTTTCCTTTTCGGCTGTAATCTTTCCAAGAGCGTCATAATCAAGGCTTCCATTATCCTTGACAACGGATTTTGCCTGCTCTGCATTGATTTTTAACTTTTCCATCAATGCTTCGCGCTGATCTCTGATGGCGTTTTTTTTCTGCATATCTGCGATCTGCTGATTTGCTGTCTCTAACGCCTTGTTTGCTTTTTCAAGTTCCGTGAGGTTTCCTGCTTCCATTTCATCCAGCTTTTTCTGCAACTCATCTGCGCTGTCTGCCTTTGCCTTAAGCTCTGCTGCTTTTGCCTGTTCTCTCTGTACGGCACTGCCGTAATCAGCAATGATTTTTTCAACATTTTCCTCACTGATACCCATTGCAATTAACTCTTCTCTTTTCATTGATTACCTCCGATATGTCTTTACGAATTTTTGCGGTGCAACGACACCGAATGACACTGTTGATTTTTACGCTCACAACTTTGCGAATTTTTATAAAATAAAAACAGCCACCGATTACTCGGTAGCTGTCTTATTTTGCTGTTTATTTAATTGGTTTACAATTTCCTGTGCTTTTTGTTCCTGCTCTTCTGCATTATCAATTGTTTTCCACAACGCATCTATATATGGCTTAGACAAGAGGAATGTCTTTTCAGCATCTCCCCAAAGCCCCACCGTTTTAATGGCAATAAGAGGATGTATGCCGCACTCTAAAAGCTGATATAGTGTTTGCGACTTTGTATACATATTGTCTTGCGGGCTATGATTGATTTGCACATCAAAATCCCTCATTGACAATTTCAAATCATTGTCCTTAACGCGTATTACATTTAAGACAACTTTTGCAAGTCTCTTCTCTGCCGATTTCACAATTGGGTCTTTTAATTTTGCTCTTGTCTTTGAAAAATCCCATCCAGCCCTTAATGATACTGCTCCTTGTGTATCTCCTCCAGAGTTTTGGGACTCTCTGTTTGGTATTGCTAATATTGCCAAGGCATTGTCCCACAAATCATCTTTTGCCACCTGACACTGGCTCTGATTTAGTTCCTGCGTCATAATCTCAACATCGGCTTTGTTATCCTTGTTATTGGACTTTACCGTCAAAGCATGGCTCATTTTCATCTCTTCAAACGTTTTTTTGTCGATTTCACAGTTCACAAACTTAACCCAGTACTGAACAAACTGCTCAATTCCATCCATTCTGTTTGACTGCATATTGTTTATGGCATCCAAAATACCTATGACAAGCTCAATATCAGAAATTCTCTCATGATTATTTGGAAACTCAACAATAGGTATACTTCCAAATGCATGCAATTTCCATTCAGAAACTACTCCGTTTTGAAGTTTACATGAATAGTTGTCCGTATAGCACAGTTTGTACCATCTTCCATCTTCGTCTTTAAGCTCCTGCACCGCAACCACCGGTTCTTCCGTGCTCCGATTATAAATAACACACGTATTCATTGGAGTAGGCGCAACAATTTGAAATGGTATTTCTCCATTTGCAAATCTTACCGCCTTAAAAGATGTTCCGGTTGCTGACTGCCACTCTCCTGCTTTAATGTCTTTTTCCTGTTTATTCGCATCCACAAGATAGTCATTCAGCGCATCCACTGCCCGATTAATTTCATCATCATCTTTTCGACTGATAAACTGTATTGGCTCGCCATATGTCTGTCCTACTTTGAACTGAACAATCTCATACGCATGATTTTCTACTATTTTGTTTGTAATATCAGCATTTTGTACCTTTAATCGGTATAAAATCGGCTGATCTCCTTTGTAATACCGCCATAGGTATTCTATGATGGTTTTGTTGTAATAATAATTTCCGATGCAGTCTCCAACCACCTTGACAATATTGTCTTTTGTGATAGTTTCAACATCAGTATATAAAATTTTTCGCCCATAACATCCCTTAACAAGGTCTTGGAGAGATTTATTATTCATAATTGGCTCCTAAATAAACGTCATCCCACTGGATGTTGACCGGATTGTAAGAGATTTTAATTTCGTCTTTCCATTCTCCGGATAAAAAACAACTTTCTTGTGGCATTTCCTACATTCCACAGAAATGTTCATTGTTGAACGCCCATCGTGTGTGGCAACTTTTCTTCCGCAACGCGGGCAATATATTGTTTTTGGTGTATATACCATAAAATCCTCTTTTCTTTTCAAAAGAAAAAGCACCGGAGATTTCTCTTCGATGCTCTTTCAATGGGGGATGGTAAAGTGTTCAACTATTTGTTGACTTCTTCGATTATAACTATATCAGAAAAAAACCGGACATATCGGACAACTTTACTCTTTCATAAATCTATCGAACGCTTTTCTCACGCTGTCTTCTGTGTTATTGCCTCCTATTTGGTCGGCAACCTTATTCCAAGATTGATTTTCTAAAAATCTAAGGTTAATTATTCTTCTAATTCTGCTATCTTTTATATTTGCAATAAACTCTTCTACTTCATTTGTTTTTTCAAGAAGTTCGTTTTCCAAAATTTCGAGGGTGGTTTTTCTGGAATATAACAAGGTTTTTTTGTGCCTATATTCTGGCAATGGTATTCCTTCTATTTTAAAATGTTGGTTTCCACCATTTCCGCCAGAAACGCTATCAATAACCGTTCCTTCCTGTTCAATTTTTTCTATGTATTTTTCAAGCTTTTCAATTTTATTCCTTACTTCTTTTACTTCTTCTCTTAAATCTAAGTATTGATTTAAAATATCTTTGTTTACCATATCAATACCTCCTAAACGGATTTACTGCCGCTTCTACTTTGGCTACGTTATTTCCATTTGTCACTCTAAGCGCAAAGTTTGAAAATACATCCGGCACATCATCCAACTGCTTTTTACCGGACACTGAATATCTCTTGAGAAGAGACATCATTACTCCATATGGATCATTTGGCTTATATAATGATGGGTCTTTAAATATAACGTGCTGCAATATCCAGTTTGAGCACTGAAAAATCCTTGCTTCCTTATTTGTCTCCGTCGGTGTATCTGTGATATTGCATATCCATCCTTTGGCTTCCACTCGCTTGTTTACTTCCATTGCGACACGGTCCCCTCCGGCATTTCTCTCAAATTCACATTCCTGAACTTTGTTGTTTGTCAAAACATTTGCTGCATTTTCATACTGAACCTCATAATCTGCCGTGTTATCGCAAACACAATCCACGCAGTAGTAATCTTCTCCGTATTTTTGCAATACAGGCAGAACAAAATAGTCTGTTCCCTTTCCCTTTGTATCGCACTGGCCGGTTACAATCTCCGGCTCTCCATGCGGCAAATTAAGATACCGACGTATTTTATCTTCCGGAAACAGCAATCCCTCACGCTCAATCGGTTCCTGTTTGTAAAGGCATCTATATGATATGTCGTCCATCAATAATTGCTGGTCTTCAAAAAATTCTTTTGTAAAACCGGAGAACTCATATTCAAAGTTGCTTTCTCCTGTAACTGGGTCTACATCCGGTACCGCAATAACCTTTACTCTCGGATTACCCTCGTACATATTTTGTATGCGCCCTATGACGTCGTGTACGCTCCATCTTGTGGCAATATGTATTTCCTTGCAGTTCTTACCGTCCGTGTCCTGTATCTTTCTCTGTCTGGCATCTATAGCGTATTTATCCCACAATTTATCAAGGATAATGGGATTCATTGCTTCTTCAATACCGCCGATCATATCGTCAACCAGTAAAAACTTAGAAGCCCTTACTTTACCGGCATTCTTACTACCAACAGACGTACATTGTACGGATGGAAACGATTTGTACTTCCCGACATTAAACTGCTCCATTTTCGCATTTGTGCTTGTCACGGAAAGATTTGGGAAAATTTCATTCCATGTATATTCTTCTTCGTTTGTAACGATATCGTACACACCGTCATAGTACATTCTGGTAATATCACCGCTGTGTGAATAAAAGAGGCTGAAATCTCTCGGAAACCATCCGGCAACAAGAGCGTGAAACATTTTTTCAACCGTTGTTTTTCCTGCACCCGGGACAAGTGATACGCACAGGATGTCATATCTATCATCAATCATGCCTTGCAGCGCATCTATGAGTCCGATTTTTAAGAATTGCTTTCTTCTTGGCATGTAAAACCGCTCTTTAGGCTCTCTCTTCTTCTCCAAATACTGGAAAGCACTATCCACAACTTTGTTTTGCGCTTCTAAAAGCAAAATTCCGTAGTATTTGTCCAGAATTTCATAAGATACCTTGTTTTGGAATGAATATTTCTCTAAATCCCATGGTGTGCCACCTGTAGATTGAAATATAAACTGCTCCGTCAGTTCTTTCGCTCTGGCAGAAACCTTTAATCCATACTCAACATCCTTTTCCGTCAGAATGGCTACCCTTGCCGCTTCTTCCATGGCATCTATTACCTGTTCATCAACGCCATGCACCTGTATGTAATTTTCATATCCATTTACTGTGGAAATTAGGCTTGAACTTGCCAAAAGAAAAGCACCTCCGCAAAAGCAGAAGTGCCTTGACCTCTGCCTATAACTGTTTTAGGGTAGCGACTAACTCCATTTGTTAGCCGGTAATATTATTTTATTTTCTTATTATTGGTTCTTGCTGATATTGACAAGTCCACTCTGAAATATCGTTGTTGTCGATATTTTGTTTTGCTTTTTCTATTTTCTTTGAGAATTTACAATGCCACAACGCATAATTAAGCCTTGATTGCGAATAGTAAATGCAACATCTGTCTTTCAAATACTTTTTCATCTTCGGATAGTAAAACCACGATTTTATAAAATCAATAATCATTTCCATTCTCACACAACACCTTCCTGCTTGCTTATCGTCAGCTTCTCTTATTTCATCCATAAATTTCTCCTTATCTACGCATAAAACCTTTTCAGCCACTTCGACACATTCTTTTCTCTTTTCGTCATTAGTGCATTCTCTGTCTGTGTTATATCGGCAAAAGGTCAGGTTGCATTTTTTATTATTAGGTTCGATAGGCTCTTGTTTATAAAAACATTCATAAAGTTTTTGCCTGTCTGCCTCGTTATTTGCCACAATAACAAGTTCATCTTCTAAATTGGAACAATCTATAGGCTCGCCGTTTCTACCGCCTATTTCGCGCGATTGTGCTTCTCTAAGTGCTTCACGCTCTATTGATTCAATTACTTCTGCCATGCTCATTCTTCAATACTCCTATCAAATCATGCATTTGAATCAGTAGTTTTTAAATATTCAACGAACTGTGCCCAAGCCTGTTCGCATGTTAAATCGCCAACAGGATTTTGAACATAGTATTCTTGGAAATATTCCCTGGCCTTTTCTTTTTCATCTTCGGAATATGAATCCCATTTAGAAACTCCAGATTTCTTTTTGAAAAATTCACATTCATGTTCACTGTCAGCAAATCCAGCACCAGGAATCCATTTTCCCGGATGGTTGCACATTTCAGCCATCCCTACAACTTCGTTTCTATCAAATCCAAGGTAAGCACAATCATAACACGTCATTCTTCCGCCAACTTTCTGCCGCACATCGGACAAAATTCAATTTCCATTGCTATCGCTACGTTCATTCCATTGCTACAACATTTAGCATACTGTGGACATTTATCAATATGGCATTGAATAACATTTATATAGCCCAATTTTTTGATTTTAAATTCTCCATATGCAGTTTTATATGATTCTTTCCCATTACAAAAATCACACATTTTCAACACCTATCCCTGCATCTGTGATAAATAACTTTTCCTCTTACATTCGCTTCATATGCTCTTCCAAGTGACCGAACAAACAGATATTTCTTTTTCTCACAATCCATATAATCCAAGGAATTCATATATGGCTCCAATTCGTTTGAAAGCTGTTCCACAAAATCCTTGATATGCTTGAATGCCTTAATTGCCTGTTCTTGTATAAACAAAACTATTGCTTTCCATGTATCAATTACTTTTACGGCATACTCAAGAATCATTTCTCCTAATTTTCGATACCATAATTTGAACTCGACAACCATATATCCTTGCAATTCAATAACTTTTTTCTGATCTTCTGACACATTAAGATCCATACTCACACCTCAACACCATCGCATTTTTCATAAGAACCAAGACCTTTAATGTAATGGCTTCTCGTATCTTCAAAGTTTCTGCAATCTACGACTTTCCCCTCGTCAATACACTCTTGTAAGTATTCGCATTTATCGCATTTCGTATCTTTCTCTATTCGTGGTGCAGTAGCTACTTTTTGCTTTTTCCCGAACATTCTCTTAAATTTTTTTAAAAATCTCATGCTTCCACCTCATTTTCATGTGAATTATTCAATAATTTCGTATATTTCTCCTTCACATTCCTTTGGAGCCATCGTTCCCCATCCATTCTTTTTTTTTAACTCATAATGATTTTCATGCTCTGTAACTTCAAGCACATCGCCTTTATTAATCACCATCTTATATCCATGTTTTTTGTCATTTATTTCTACATCCTCTAAAAATCTTGCTTTCATACTTACACCTCATTTTTGCATAAAAAAATACCAACCATCGAATAGCGGCACAAGGAATCGAACCTTGTCATACCAAACCATGCCAACCGCTTTCAAATCTGCAATTTCTATTCACGGAAGGGTTTTATGTTACCAATGATACCGCTTACCATCCATACATCTTCCATCGACCTGAACTATTGCAGTAGTGCCAGACTAAGTGAAGATAAGGAATTGATGTGGCGTGGATTTGCACCACGCAGGAGTGTACAATCTGGTCATCTATGTTGTCGGTTTCAACCAATTCTCTACGACAATTCCGTTTACCTATTCCGTCACACATCAACACCCAAGGCATACCTAGGATTTTCGCTCGGGCAAGAGCGCAGATACAAGGACTCGAACCTTGACAACGATTTTACTCGTTGGAGAGATTAGCGATCTCCTGTGATACCATTACACCATATCTGCATAGCCGAGCAGTTTCCGTTTTTTACTTGCTCCACACTACCCCAAGTGCAAGTTTCTTTTAGTCAGCGGTTTGCGCCATCTTTTGAATGGCAACCGCTCAATCCAGTTCCCTGTGCTAAGTTTAACCGGTATATTGATTAGCACCTGTATTTCTGTAACAAACACACTAGGGGTGTACTGGCAACATCGCCCATGATTGGTACGAGATTTGAACTCGTGTTACCACCATGAAAGGGTGGTGTCTTACCACTCGACTAACCAATCTTATAGCGTTTCCACATAATCAGACGGTCCCTTGGGACTCTCGCTGACTATGTGGCGTATTTTTTATTTCGAGTGGGATTTCGCTACCAACACTCTATCCGGTAATGAGACGGACGCTTTTGACGTAAGGACTTGCACCTCACTCGCTCCAAGCATAGGAATCGAACCCACATAGCATTTTCACATGCCTTTGCTAGCCTTATCAATGCTATTAACCGCCCTTAACAGAATCGTCCTAGTGGCGAAAGGATGTGTCATGAAAAACACCAAGAAGGAGAATTTACGGAATGGATCGTTAAACCCATTCCTCCATCGGAACGGCAGGAATCGGACCTGCGACCGCTCGGATATAAGCCGAGTGTTCTACCAACTGAACTACGTTCCGCTACGGCATATTAAAATGCCGCAATGTAGGATTTTTATCTTGTAAGCAACTCTTACAAGTTGCCAGTAATTTAAAATTTTGTTTAGCTATACTGGATGCTCCGATTTCTCACTCTGGTGCTCTGCGTCGCTATCCAGATTGAGTAAATCTCCGGTGCTGTCCGTTTCCTTTGATTTTGTTATATGTATTCTTTCCTCTGCACAAATGATAGGCAGATGAAAGCAAATACCGAATATTGGACTATAAAACATTCTGTTACCTCCACATCAGAAACATGTTCAGCAACAGCAACATCACAAGTACCCATAATGCAATTGCTGTTTCTTTGTCTTTTGATTCTCTGCCAGATACAAATAGTATCAGCATAAAAATAACATCCAGCGTCGATATAATCGTTTTAATAATTACCATGGTTGTTTTCCTCTCACAAGTTTCTTTAGCAGGATTCGAACCTGCGAATACTGGAATCAAAATCCAGTGCCTTACCGCTTGGCGATAGCGCTATATTAACACTACTTTTCCGGCATGTAATAGACCATGTTATCAAATACAGTTATTCCCATACAAGGATCATCCATCTTGACGCATCTAATCGGTGCATTTTGAGATGCTGCAACTAATGCAGAAACTTGTTTCTCGTCCATATTTGTGCAAACTACCTGTACAGGCGCATATGCTTTATGCATGTCCATAAATACTTCTGCTGCTCGTTCTGGTGTAGCATATTTCCCAATGGCAAAAGTTCTTCCATCAAAAGTAGCGCTTATGCATTCATAGTTTGTTCTAAATTCGGTCCGGTCAAAATCAAGCGAAACGTCTTTGCTTTGTGATACTACTCTCATACTTTTCCATCCAATCTCTTTTTGTTTTTGAGGATATTTAAAGGACTTAGTAGTGCTGATTTTCTCAACCTATCAAACCCCCTCCCCCTCCATGCCGAATCATGCTTTGAACATTGATAAATTGTTTGAATTGTTCGTACAATTCTCTGTTTGTGTTCTAACTATTCGTTAAACCTAAGTTTCTTAAACTGTTTAAACGAAAGTATGCGGCTCAAGGTGCTTAAACACTGGGCTTTAAATTGTTTGAATTGTCTATCACGATTTCACCATTATCTGGGCTTGAATTGTCAAAGTTGTCCGGCAATCTCGCACAATTCCCGCCTCCCAGTTTTGGGAGCTCCGAAGCTGTCAATGCTCTTGCTCTGGCTCCCTGGTCTCTTACGCCGGGCATATTAAAGCCGCAATACTTGTTGAGTGACGGCATGTAGTTCATTGGATTTCCTTTGCCGGAAACTTGTAAACCTACCAAACTTTCCTCACGCATTTCGTCAAGTTTTTTGCAAATGTCGGAACCTGAAGAGCCTAGCTGCACGCCATTAACCCACCCATTTAACGTATCTCTATGTATTCCGGTAAAGAATGTAAACCCAACAATATTCACTACTTTCTCGTAGTCATTACACAGGTCTATATATATATCTAATACCTCGTTAACCTTATCTGTATCATAGGCATTATTAATATTATTATCATCCTTTAAGTACTTTGGATTAACTTTAAATACATTCTCATAGACATGTTTACAACAGTTATACCATCTGTTCTGCGATACTTTACACATGTCATCAATGCTTCTCTCTTCCATCCAGAGATTTATATACATGTCAATGTCATCTTTAAAAACATCAACTGTATTATTTACTTCCTGCATTTCAACTGCTGACATGTTATATATCTCCTCTCTCCAGTACTGGAATAATTAAACTAAAAAATGCAACTGATACAATCAGATCATGATGATCTCGACTGTACCGGCTGCATGAAGTCCGTTTCTTTCGGGACCTCGACGGATCAGCTCCGCCCGTTGCCCGAATGCGTTTTTAATTTAATAAAACAATATCATTCTATCATTTTCTTGTCAAGATATATTTTAAAATTAAATTTTAAGCCTGTATATTATATATTATTTATATAAATATACTGCTTTGTTTATAATATATATTTTTAATATTACAAGAGAGAATATAATCTTTCTCTAACTCTAGTGTCTTACTCTACGTTGCAAAAATGTTGCAATTTGTTGCAGAGGTGTTGCATTGCAACAAAACTAATACTATTCTATCATTTTACCTTGTCCGTAATAAAATTATTATACTTGAAATTTCGTGAAAATCTAACAAAGAATTTCTACGTTTTGCACAAAAAAGACGGCTGTATTTCAAGCCGCCTAAATCTTATTATTCAACCTCAAATCCTATAAGCTGCCACTGATCCGGTTCTCCATCCTCGTCGTATGAAGTCGGTTCCTGAACCTCTTTTACTCTAAAACCTGGTGTGTTTTTATCCAGTGCCGTGCCTGTGCTGTCACACTTCCATGCTTCCATTGTCTCGCCGTTACTGGTATCGTGATCTACTGCGATCATTCCTAACTCTTCAACCTTGAAAATTTCTACTGCAAAATGTCCTTCCATCTGTCCTAATTCATTTAAAATCTTTAACATAGCGTTTTCCTCTTTTCTTTCTTCTCTGGATGTGCTATATTCAAATAGCACACATTTCACTTGGTATGGTTTTTGTGTGTCGGGCTGGATTTTCTCCAGCCCTTTCTTTTAATTGTCTTCAATTCCTTTTTGAGTATCATCGATCAGCTGATCGACCATCTTTTCCGCTTTTTCATAATCCTTAGACTTCAAAACTTCTTTGAGGTCTTTCAGATCCTGCAAAAGTCTTCTTAAGTAACTTTTAAATACACTCATATCTTCGCTCATTTTTCTCCTTTCCGGCTTTCGCCTATTGCCTTTCGACAATATTATAATAACATTAAAATATAATTTTGTCAACACTAATTTTAGTGTTTTAAAAAAATCTTATTTTTTCTTCATCAGTCGGAACGATTTCCAATACATCCGACGGCTGACATCTTAAAATAATGCAGATCGTGTTAAGCGTGTCTGTAGTGATTCCCTTCCCTTTTCTCAAATTCTGCATAGTCGCTTCACTCATTATCTTCTCTTTTCTCATCCGAGTAGAAGTGTATCCGTGTTTTGAAAGTTCTTTTAATACATCTATTTTATAATTAAACATTTTTTCACCTCACATTTTTTATTTACTACATTATATATAGAATCACTCTAAAAATCAACATGAAAATATTTTACAAGAACACTCTTTTTAGTGTTGACATGCACTAATATTAGTGTTATTATAATCTCAACAGGAAAACAAAGAACACAAAAACAGGAGGGAACGATCATGAAAGTTAAAATTAAAATTGAGGGAAAGATAAATGATACTTACACTTTTCAGCAACCAGAAGAGGGAAATATCCTTGACGAGCTGGAGGCGATCATCGAAGAAATGAAAGCCGGAAGAATTGATAAAGTAGAAATTGAGAGGGAGGCGTAAACATGAGAACGTACGAACAGGATTTAAAAGAACTTAATATTTCAGCAGAAGAATTTGATAACATAATTTCACACATTTACGATAAAACAGCCGATGAAATGGCGGTGCTTGCTAAGGCGATTAAAAGCGGCGCGGCTGTTCTCCCGACTGTAAAAAGAGCATTTGAGCGCGTTCTTGCAATTAGACAGGCGGAAAGACAAGAAGCATATAACATTTATTATAACGATTTAAATACTATGTGTTATAGCTGTAAAAAATGCGGTATAAGTTGTAACGGTACAATTTGTAAAACTTGGACTGGTTGCGCAATGAAAAATTAAGTCGAAACGGCGGAAGCTGCCGCCGTCTGCAGGAACTGCCCTACCTGCACCGATGAGACAGGGCGCATGATGAAAGGATGGTTGATTTTATGAAGATGATGACACTTGAAGAAGCGAAAGAATACACACGCCAAAAACTGGCGCCATATTATGACCCTGAAAAAATAGAAAATATAGTTAATCAATATGTTTCCGTGGCGCGTCCGGGTGTTGTCTTAGTTAGAAATAAAAATGTAGGACTTATGGAACTGTATCTATAATTAGCCGCCGCAGAGAATGCACGCCGGAACCACTGCCGGCGGCGGTTCTACCCGTAAGGGAATATTATTTTTTTAGGAGGATTTATAAATGACTTATCCGAACGGAGCACAGACAGTTTTTCAAGTCACATGCATGGGAAGTGTTTATAGCGTTGAAGATGGATTTTTCAGAAATGACGGCAAAGGAACGGACTTTAAAACGTTCGACGATGCTTGGGAAGTTTTCAAAACGCTTCCAGAATGGGAGCAAAATGCTGCGGAAATAGAGGAATTTTAAGCCGGAATCATCCCGGCTTTTTCCAGTGTCCGGATATATTGCAACTTGACAAGATATACGCCCGGTCATATAATGCGCTTAAGTGAACACGTATAAGCCATTTTAAGGCTTGCGCAAGGCTATGCAGTGCTTTTATATATTTACAACGCGAAACGTCTGTAAATCGTTTTTACGACGTTGCAAGCCTGTAAACACTGTGTTCATCTTGCCGCGTTGGCATCCGGCAGCATGTCAGACAATGCCGGCCTGCTGATCACAGCGATGTGCACTATCCCGGCAGCCCGCCGGGGTGTGAAAATTCTGATTTCTGATCTCAAAATCGAGCCGTTTTCCAAGAAGAAAAAATTCAAAAGTTGAAAAATGAGATTCCAACTGCGAAAAGACAATATGCACAGTAAATTATTATGCGTCATTTCACAACTTGTGAAATTTGACTAATTCGCTCTCTTCTCTTTCTCTGGCTATCAGTCTGTTTCTGTTTTTTCTGTGATTTTGTTGTTCTTGTTCCCATTCGAAAATTCCTCATTCACTTTCTGGTTGCGTGATTTGTAATTTACAATCTTTACATCTGTGTTCAATTCATCCGGCATCTTCCCGACGATCAACACTGTATGCGGTTGCAGCCTGTCTGTCATTACTTTGAATCCCTCGCAAAACTCAATCCGAGCTGCCTTTGCCCGCACTCTTCCATTTGTGCATACAGCAATCACACCACCCTTACTGTACCCGGCAAAACAAAGATCATAATTGTCTTTGTCCGGGATGCCTACGGACGGTATAACACGGATCCCGTTCAGCAGCATATAATGTGCAAGCGCATGGTTCCGGTACACGTTATATAGATTCAAAGCAAACGGCATACCACAATCGCCTGTAGCAATACTAAAATCCGGCATACAGACCGAATGGAAACACTTCAAGTGTTCCATGTATTTATCCGGGTTATTCCACAGTCTTTGAAACTTTGAATCGTCAATATAAAAATTCACATTTAATTTTCTATGCCCTTTTATCTTTTGTGAAAAGCTCTCTCCAAAATCTATGGAGTCCTCCGGCAAATAATCCAAGCTGCATGCCGGGACAATCGGGATCTGATATTTTTCATCAAGCTCCGCTCCATAGATCATATATTCTTTCATAACATCAAAAGATGTATGACATCCATTGTACAATACTATCACCCCAAAAACATTTTACTATTTTTCTTCTTGACAAACAACTTCTTTTGTGAAAAGCAAAGAACGTGCGGCGTAATCACTTCTGCTTAGTTCATTTATCAGCTTTTCCCTTGTCATTTCCGGGTTTGTTCTGTGAATATACCGCAGCAATTCATCTATTTTGTCCACTATGCTGCCCTCCAATCAATGTTTGACATCAGATCATCCAAAAGATAGATCAAATCAGTACCGTACAGGCTTATCCAGTCCGCGAGATACTCTTCCTGCTCAATCGGCATATGAATGTTATAGGAAAAACAAAAGCAATGGCAAAGCTCATGGGCTAGTATTTTGCGCAAATAACCATTTTTCGGTTTATCTGAAACATATATAGCCCTGTCGTTCCAATCTGTCACAGCAAGGCTGGTAGAGCCATCAGAGCGCATAAGCTTACCGTTTGCACTGTGAACAAATTCTATTTTCCATTCAATACCATTTATTACAAACATATTTTACCTCCAAAAAAAGAAACCACCAGCCAAATATCAGCCAGTGATTTCTAAATTTAAAGTTATTCTTCTTGCTCTTCAACCAACAAATAATTAATGTACCTTGTTGCTGTTCCAGCAAGTTCTTTGCTGTAGTCTAGCAAGTCCATCTTGTACTCCGGTTTATGCCCATATGTGACTGTATAGAACTTTTCCACAAGTTCTAAGTTATGTAAGTCAGACAATTCCACAAGAATTTTGTGATATAAAAATTTTCTCGTCCATCCGAACCGGTCACAGATAATTTTGAGTTTCCAGTTATTTTTATTAAACCATTTACCACTCTCTATCTTTTTTACGATGCTCCAGTGTGCAAACGGGTCTTTCTCCGGAATTTCAGCCTGCGGATTTTTCAGAGCCTGTTCCATGTCGTGAAAGCGATTGATGTATTGAGCTGTGAAAGCCGTTCCCTTAACTCCGGTCAGCTTGTGGGCGATAAATTCACAGCCTTTCTTGGTAATGTCATAGCATGGGCGTTCTTTTCCTTGCTCGTCCTTATAGGTGCTTTCTCTGAAGAAATCAGCCACATCAATTTTGATTTTACCTGTAATATTGTTTTGTTCCATCTGTTTACAGTACCTTTTGATATCTCGTAACATGTTTGCGTGTGTCTTTTCGACCATTTCCGAAACTTCCATACTGGTTAACGTCTGTTCTAATTGTTTCATATAAATATTTTTCATCAGCAAATCCCACATTTCTGCTTAAATGAAATAATTGTTTTCAAAATAAACTGCAAAAATTTTTCGTCCTGTATGCTCTGGATTTCCGTTATCAGCTGTTCTTTCATCTTGCACCGCCTTTCTTGTCAGATGCAAGGTTACTTGTAAAAATCCAAACACATTTTAAAAAGTGTTCGCTAAGTAAATTCAGATTTTTGGTAATTTCTTCAATATACATTTCTCTCATAGATTTTTCCTGCCTTTCAATTTTTTCTTGAAAAGAGATACTCTCTATGATAAAATATTTCACAGAGAGTTATCTCGGTTTTAGGGCAGTTGCATGACCGTCAAATCATTTGCAACTGCTCTTTTTGTTTAACTGCTGATTTCTTCATCAACCTTGTTGTCAAGCCACTCTTTTTTAGTCATTCCTTTTTCAAAAAGTTTTTCTTCTAACTTTTCAAACTTCTCCCTGTCAAGCTCAACACTAAAATTTCTTGTCTTTTCTCTACGTTGTTTCATATAATCAGCTCTGCTCTTGGGTGCGATTTTAACCACCTCCTTGTTACGAGTTACATTATATAATGTTACATGTAACAAGTCAATACCTTTTTGAAAAATTTCCAAATCCACAAATCACTAGCTGATATTCAGTTGTCAATGTTCAAACAAACAGGGGCATTTCTGCCCCTGCCATTACATTTTGGAAACAAGCGTTGACAGCTTGCTCTTTGTCATCGTGCGCTCTTCCGGTGTCATGTCAGAGATAAGCTCCGCCATATCCTCCGAAAGCTCTTTCATGTATCTTTCAAGGTCATGCATCTTTGCATCCTTGTCTTCTGGCGTATTGCCTTTGTGAAGCTCTTTGCTTTCCATGTAGCTTCTGCGGCTCATGCCGCTTTTGCCCTCTCTGCGATCACGCATTCCACCATCTGGTGTCATTTTAGGCTCGGTATAATACATTCTGCCAGAGTGACGATCCATATCACGGTCTTGTTCCATTTCCCGGTACATTTCTGGTGTCATGTGCCAGTACGGAGGTTCGTCATATCCTCTCCGCGTTCCTCTTCCCTTTGGCGCAAATCTTCCGTCTGCATACCGGTAACGGTCATAATACCGTCTGCCGTCTCCGTAACGCTCAAACATATCAAGAACCTGCTCTGGGTCTGATTCGTCCATTGATTTTGTAAGCGTCCGGTAATACATGGCTTCCGCAAGGTCTTTAAGCATGTCCGTGACTTTTCCCATCTCTTCTGTATCTACACATTCGATACCTTTTGCAAACTCACACTCTGCGCTTTCAGACAGTTTTTCGATCATTTCGTGCATTCTCTTAATATCCATAAAACCGCCCTCCTTACGCTTCCCGGACTGCAATTAAATTGCTGTTCTGAACTTCGATTGACTGCGTAGACGTATTCTGTACCGCTACCGTAACACAACAACCGCGAGGAACGTCCACATATGCCTGCGCCGAAACGTTAAAGAAGTTTTCAACTGCCGCCGGTGTAACAATCATTCGAGTTGGCTGCAACGGTTCTCCGTCAATTGCAATAGCCAGTGAAATAGCTTCAACTGTGCCACCGGTAGGAATTTGAATGTTCCCGGAATAAGATACCAAAAATCTTGCCCGGCACTGATTTGTAAGTCCTCTCAATTTAACAATGCCGCTTCCCTGTCTATGAACAATACATTTTGTTGCGCTTGCCGGAGTTTCTGTAAATGCCACATCTTCTCCCTGCGCAACAGTTTGAATTGCAATTCCTGTAAATTCTGCCATAATTATTTACCTCTCTTTCAAAAATAAGGGCAAACATTATAGTCTGCCCTTTGTGTTTATAAGCAATACTGCACAGCAGACATAATCGAGTTAAACTCAATTAAGATACTCAATTATTCAATTTTGTGTAGCAGCTACTTTTAGCAGCTACTTTTAGCAGCTACTTTTAGCAGCTACATCCTGTGTTGCATCCACAGCCATACGCATAAGCGTTAGGATTTGGAACAACATATGCCGGGATTGCAGCCGGATTTACAGCGTTGATGATCTGCTGTGTCTGCGCTGACATTGCGGTAGTGAGCAATGCAGACTGGCGATCCTGTGATGCGGCTCTTCTTAAGTCATTATTTTCTGCCTGTAAGGAAGAAATCTTTTCCTGACACAGGTAATCAAGGATTGCCCTTGTTCCTGCCTGCTGGCTGTCGATAATGTCTCTGGTGTTGCTGTTCATGGTGTTCTGTAATGCGCAAGTGTTCTGCGCCATATTGTAGTTCACACCCTGGATAGCTTCCCTGGTCTCGCAGCAGCAATTAGCCAACTGGGACTGTAAAGCATTCTGCGCCTGCATAAGTGTCACGTTTGTGGTATTAAATCCCTGCTGTGTCTGGTAGCCAAGGTTGCAGATTGCATTGTCTACACCATGGAAACCGTTCATAACGGCGGTATTCTGTGCGTAAAATCCATCACAGAGACCATTTGTGATACCATCTAACTTTCCGATGATAGCCTGCGTGTCAAAACCACGCTGAATTGCAGAGTCGGTGTATGCAGATGCTGTCGCTCCCATACCTCCGTTTCCTCCCCAGCCATTGCCGCCAAAGCCGCCCCAGCCAAAGATCATAGCGAAGATAATGATAGCCCACCAGCCATCGCCGCCCCACATACCATCATTGTTTCTTCCGTTTCCTGTCACTGCTGCAATATCAGCAAGACTAGGCATTGCATTTCCATTAAACATTTTGTTTACCTCCATCTGATCTATTTACAAATGGGATAACCGGTTATTTTGCGCGCACCCCAAAATGTACTAATGATTAAACATACTCATAACTTTCTGTTTTGCTTCATCTACCGTAATTCCTCTTTCTTTACAGAGATTCTCTGCCATTGTCTTAAGTCCACCTGTATCTCCGCTTTGATACATTTGCATGGCATTTTTTGCCATAGGATTGTTTTGAACCTGCGGAGAATTCATCATTTGATTTAACAATAATTGTGCCGGATTCATTCTGGATCACTCTCCTTTTTTACCTGTGAAGTTTTTCTTTGACTGCTTGGAATTTTATCTAATCGGTTTTCTATCTGTTCAATCTTCCCAAAAAGTTCATCAAACTTCTGCATAAATGCACCTGTGCACTCGTCTGATAGGTCAAATTTCAATTTTTCAGTATCATGCGATAAATTGCTAACAGTATCATGCGAAACTGGCTTAAAAACGATTGTGCGAATTGTTCCATCTGCGTTCCAACTTTTAGCGTATATTTCTGTCATATCCTGTTTTGGGAAAAATGCAACGCTGCCATCCATTGGCACATCATTGGCAGTGATGTTTTCTACCGCCGGAACTACTTTTCCATTTATGCCAAAAGTTTGAACCGGGATCTGCTGCTGAATTTGCTGCGGTGCCTGCATATAATTTTGTGTATTATCAATGCGTGGCTGATTCATATACGGATTGTATGCGTACTGCTGCCCGTATTGCTGCATCTGCTGATTATAAATCGGATTCTGGTATGCTCCGCTCATATTCATCCTGTTTGACCTCCTCTAAAACATCTTCTATTGCGTGTATGATAGACGACTGCGTTGACAAGTCCAAGGACTGTAACTCTTTTCTGGCAAAAATTTTTTCAAGAACTTCATCTGAAAACACCACCATCCCTCCCTTTGATTATATTTTTGCATAAAAAAAGGCGGCAAAACCGTCACGATTCCGACAGTTTGCCGTCAAAAAATACAAAAAAAAAGAACGCATTAAGCGTCCATACATCCGTTCGTGTTACCTTTAGTGTTACCTTTGATTTTGACCTTTAGAAAAGACACCATTCAAAAACTCCTTTCTTTCAGTAAAATCAAGGCTTCACAAGGTTTTCTTAAATAAAAATAAAGTAGCGGAAGGGAGATTCGAACTC